GTGCAACACGCCACCCGTTCCGGTACCGATCCCCATTGGTCCTCGACAAGCAAAGCGAACCATTTCTCCTGCCGACGTTGCGAAGGGCACGTCACCGACGAGTGCGGACATGCGGACTACATTGGCCTCACCGAGGCCATAGTACCGTGTGGTAGTGTTGGTCGTCTCGAAGTAGATCCGCTCGAGGAAGACGCCACCTCTCTTGCCCTTGCGGGTAGAGAAGTAGTCCTTCTTCGCTTGGATCTTACCTCCACAATCAAGGAGGGCCTGCGTATACAGGTCACTCTCCTTCCTTGTGAAGACTCCGAGGAGATCATCACCAACCACGCGGACGCGGCTCGAGACGTCCGGGAAGATAGCGTTCCACAACTCAGGTTCCAACAGAGGGTCCGTGGCCAAGGCCCGTTCCCACCTGTAGAGATCCTGCGTTGCAGAGACGACACCTTCCCTCACTCGCTTCCGCATCCCGATCCAAGAGTCGTATGCCATCGCCGCCTGCAGTTCGTAGCTTGCTGGTCGGAACTCGGGCTCTTTACGAGTCCAAGAACCCCAGCACGATATCTTGCCGAAGATCTTCTTGACCTTCGACCAGAGATCAAGCTCCGAGTGCGTGGTGGCTTTGGCAGCGACCTTGCGATCGAGGTGATCCCAAAAGTTTGCAGCCAGCTTCCAGCCGTCTGCAAACAATGGGTTCTCGGGGATGTCTACACCTGCAGCAGCGGAAACGGCGAGCCGTTTCGTTGCTGTAAGGGCGTAGACGGGTCCGGAGCGGCTCTCAGAAGCAGCGAGAGCCTCTACCAGGATTCCCCGAGAAGAAGCGAAGTGATTCACGAGACACAGATGGAACCAACCAAGGGAGAGCCCCATGAGTATTCCGCGGCCGCGGGTCCTTACGGTCCTGCGCCCATCACGGAAATCATGGTAGATCTCCATTGGTCCAACTGTGTCCAGGATTGCCTCCCGTACCGTACCTTTCAGGCGCGGGTAGGCATCCAACAGTTCCTCGACGGTAATTCTGGCGAGGTCCTGGTGGAGGTAATCCGTTGCCGCAGCCAAGTCTGCGGAACGGATTCCATCCTGGGGGCCGAGCCTCACTGTGTCGATGAACTGAGACAGATTCTCATCTGTCCGGTCATCAACACCTGTGAAGGCTCTGTCCCTCGTGAGGAGTTCTTGAGCCACGGTCCGCACCGTAGCA